CCGAAGAAGTAGTAGATAGCGAACACATTAACATTGATACTAATGATTTAGGAAAGTTTAGAAATCCTAGTAAAAATGCTAAATATAAAATATTAGATAGTATTAAGGTGCAACGAACAAGTTACGAAAAATATGACAAGAAGCTTAACATCAGGAGTAAAGACACATCTAGCAACAAATGAAATTAAACCTGTTCATTTGATTACGATTGGCTTTGGCACACCAATAAATATTACCGATTGCGTACACGATCTCACTTCAAGTATTTCAGGTTCTAGTGTTACCTATTCATCAAGTAGTTTTTTAGTTAATATTCCATCCTATTCAGAAGAAACTGATATTAATAAATCCAGTTTAACCATCGCATTATCCGGTGCAAATCAAACCTATATTTCAATCGCTTTAGCAGAAAATATAGTAAATGATGCTGTTACTATTTATCGAGCATTTTTAGATGCTAACAATGCCATTATTGCTGATCCTTTTTTATTATATAAAGGAACAATCGAAACGTATGCTATTCAAGAAACCAATACGGATTCAGTATTAAGTTTAAATATTGTTTCTCATTGGGCTGATTTTGAAAAGAGATCAGGAAGAAAAACAAACAATACATCCCAACAACGATTCTTTAGTGCAGATACAGGCATGGATTTTTCAAGTGAAACTGTTTTAGATATTAAGTGGGGTAGAGCATAATGGGTATAGGTAGTTTTGTAGGTGGGATTGTTAGTGGCGGAGTAAAAGCTTTTAAAGCAGTTGGTAATGTTGTGAAAGCTACTAAAGCTTTTAAATTTTTAAAAGGAGCCGGAATCAACCCTTGGGTTGCTCTAGCTGTCTTTGCGATTGGCTGGTTATACTACTCAACAAGAAAACCTGAAAGTCCTGACTTTGGAGATAGCGATTTTAATAATTTTGAAAAAGGTATTTTACTTAATCATCAATCCAACGATATGTCTATTCCTGTTGTTTATGGAATTAGAAAAGTGGGTGGTACAAGAGTCTTTGTAGAAACAAGTGGAACGGATAATGAATTTTTATACATAGGGTTAGTGTTATGCGAGGGCGAAATTGAAAGTGTAGATAAAATTTATGTTGATGACAAAGAAGTTACCTGGTCAGGTGCGTTAGCAGATGATACTTTACGAACAGTAGATTCAAGCGATGGAAATTTTTATAAAGATAGTACAAGTTTAATTAGTGTTAAATGCCATTATGGAACAGATTCACAAGCACAATGCGATTTATTAGGTACATTATCCTCTTGGACTTCGAACCATCGCTTAAGGGGGATTGCTTTTATATCTTTAAAAATGAAATGGAATCAAGATGCTTTTTCTAGCTTACCAACTATTACTGCATTAATAAAAGGAAAAAAAGTAGTAGCTTACGATGGAAGTTCAGTCGCACAAACAGCCGCACATTCAGATAATCCGGCTTGGTGCTTATTAGATTATTTAACAAACGAAAGATATGGAAAAGGAATACCCATAGCCAATATTGATATACCAAGTTTTTATACTGCTTCAGGAGTTTGCGATACCGATGTTACTGCTTATGGTTCAACAACGATTGACGTAATGGATTGTAATGCAGTTGTGGACACCTCACGCAAAGTCCTAGACAATGTTCGAGAATTAACAAAAGGTGCAAGATCATTTTTACCTTTTTCAGCCGGTAAATATAAAATGATTGTTGAAACAACTGGATCAGCTTCTATTACTTTAACCGAAGATGATATTATTGGTGGATATAGTTTAGCAAGTGAAAGCAAATCAAATAAATTTAACCGAGTTATTGTTAGTTATGTTAATCCTGATCGTAATTATCAAGTGGATGAAGTCCAATGGCCTGAAATAGACGATAGTGCTTATACGTCAGCCGACCAACACGCAACAATGAAAGCCGCTGATGGTGGATTTTTATTAGAGGGAAGATTTGATTTTACAACCATTACAAGTCCATACCAAGCTTTAGAATTAGCAGAAGTAATATGTAGAAGATCAAGAGATTCAAAAGGGTTATCTTTAACAGTAGGATTTGATGCTTACGATTTAGCCATAGGAGATATTGTTAATGTTACTCTTTCTTCTTTAGGATATTCTGCAAAACCCCACAGAGTTATTGGAATTACTTTTTCAGAAGATTATACAATAGATTTAAATTTAGTTATTCATCAAGATTCTCACTACACTTGGGCAACTAAAACACAAGCGACTGCAACACCAAGCACAACATTACCTAATCCTTATTCTGTTACTGCACCAGCTTCAGTTACATTAACTGATGAATTAGTCGAGTATTCAGATGGAGTAGTTTTAACTCGTTTGAATATTGTAGTCGGAGCAAGTACAGATAAATTTGTTCAATACTATCAAGTGGAAGCTAAACAAAGTACAGAATCAGATTATAAAATTTTAGGAAAAGGAACACAATTAAATTACCATCAATTAAATGTGGTTGATGATGCCACTTACGATGTTCGATGTAAGGCCATCAACGCACTCGGAGTTAGCAGCACATATACTTCAGGCAGTAGAAAAATTGTGGGAGCAACCGAAACGCCCAATGATGTTAGTGATTTGTCGGTAAGTATGGTTGGTTCAAATCAAATGGAATTAACTTGGACTCCTGTTTCTGACTTGGATATTTCTTGGTATGAAATTAGATATGAAAATGTAACAAGCGGTGCGACCTGGAATACCAGCACACCTTTAACAAGAGTAACACGAAGAAAATCTGATAGTGTTACAGTCAATTCAATGTCAGATGTAGCGATACTCATTAAAGCAGTTGATAAATTAGGAAACAGTAGTGCAAACGAAAGTATAGTTTATACTAACATTTCAGGACTACAATATTATTCAACACAAGCAACTTATACGGAATAGATATGGCAGATTTTTCAGGAACATTAGTAAGTGGTTTAGGTATTAGCGAAGATAATTTAGCAAGAAAAATTTTAACACTTGATACGATAACTGACTTTGATGATACAGTAGGGGATTTTGATGATGCAGAGGGAGATTTTGATTTAGGTGGAACGGATGCAACGTCAAATCCAAGTTATTATACTGCTAATATTCAAAGTGTCGGATATTACGATTACGCCAACACATTAACTTTAGATGCGATTTATGATGCCACCTTTACTATCGTTAATGGAATGACCACAGAAAATGAATATGATCTTTTTGATTCTGGAAGAGGTGCTACCTATTTTGACGATGCGTCAGCACCTTTTGATGGAAGCTGGGAAGTTCAAGCAAGTTCAGAAGTATATGTTGGTTCTTCCACTTCTAGTTTAGGTGCTATAACTACTTATCAAAAAATTGCTCAACAAACGACAATTAAAGGAAGATATTTTAAATTCAGATGTAAATTAAGTAATGAAGATAATAAAACTAGACCAAAAGTTCATACATTAAGTTATACATTAGCTTTAGAAAAAAGAAGTGAATCAGATCAAGACGTAGTTTCAACTACGAGTGCAAAAGTGATTACCTATACTAATTCTTTCTATGCCACTCCTAGTGTTGGTGTATCGGCACAGGGCTTGGCAACAGGCGATTATTACAGTATAACAAGTAAAACCAAGACTGGCTTTACTATTCAGTTTTTTAGTAGTGGTGCTAGTGGTATATCAAAAACTTTTGATTGGACTGCCTACGGATATGGTTTGAAGTCTTAAAAAGAATATGATAATAAAAAATAGGAAATAAAAAATTATGAGTACAGTTTCAGATTATACATTAGCGAATCAAGGTTTCTCTGCATTGAGAACCGAACTTAATAGTATTCTTGGAGCGATAAACACATTAAACTCAACGACTTCTGCACCTGGTTCAAAAGCGGCTGGAAGTTTATGGTTGGACACAACTTCGGCAACAACACCTACTTTAAAACTTTACGATGGATCAGATTGGATTTCACTTTGTACTTTTAACTATTCTGCAAATACTGTAAATTGGTTAGACTCAACTGTGAGTGCTGACGTAAGTGGGGATTCAAGTCCACAATTAGGCGGAGATTTAGATATTTTAACTTATGGAATTACATCATCAACACAAATAATGCACCCAACACTTTCAGGAACAGGAAAGTCTTTGGTATTAGGATTTTAACAATAGGAGAAAAATATGGCAAGTGAAGTATTAAAAGTAAAACTACACGCAACACTTTCAAATAGTGAAGCAGATATTCTCACAGCAGCAAGTGGTCATACTTATACAATATTAAGTATTACGCTTTGCGAAACTGGAAATGCTGCCGAACTTTTTGATTTATATATTCGAGATGACGCTGGTTCTAGCGATTATTGGATTTATAAACAGCAAGCAATCGGAGCTTATGAAACTTTTGAACATACAGGAAGAATTGTTTTAGAAGCATCAGATGTGTTGTCAGGCATAACTGCAAGTTCAGCAGATATTGACGTAGTTGTTACTTATTTAGATCAAACATTATAATAGGAGAATTATGAGTGGAATAGTAGGAAGTAAATTTAATATTAGAGGTTCTGGACTTGTAGGAAGTTTAGGAACAGACGGACAGCACCTTTTAAGTTCAGGTGCTGGTAAAAAACATGTTTTTGAAACAGTTGCGGCTGCGGCATACGATGACGAACCAATCAAATCAGATTTAACAGCTTTAGCATTAAGAGAAGCTACCAATGAATCGTCTGCGGCTTTCAACCTTCCTGGAAGTTTTATCGAAACATTTACAGACGATACGAATTTAGGAACGCAAACAACAGGCGATAGAGTAAGCGGATATTGGACAACTGTTGTAATGGGAACACTTACTAATCTTATAGAGAATAATTGGGATTGGGGTTCTGCTGGTGCTAAAACTGCAGGAGCTGGTGTTATTGCTCATGCGGCTTCGCCTGATGAAGATGTAATGATGGTAACTAATGCTAGTGCCACTACACCTCTAACATTTGCCGCTAATCAACCATTTGAATTTACTTTGACAAACGAAAATGATGCTTATGGTATTGGTGGTATTCTAATTTTCTATAAAACTTCTGAAGAACCCGCTGGTAGTCCAACTAATACGGGTAATGCTTGGCGGAAACATTCCACCGAAGGTCTAAATAGTTTAGAGGATAGTTTTATGCTATACATGGGTGATGGTGCTGGAGGTTCTGGAGGTCTTGTTCAGTATGGTACAGGTGGTGGTGTAACTTCAGTAACTAGTCCTGGACAATCTGGTTTTGAATTTCAAGATACGCAAGTTACAATTACAAGAGATGCTGACGGAGTTTTTAGAATATATCAAGGAACAAGTAGTGGTACATTAATTTTAACTTCGAATACTTATGGCGGAGAGGATTTAACCAGCACAGCAGAATACGCTATTGCTTATGGCAGTAGTGGTGGCAGAGGTTCTAACGGAACAGGAGTTCAATATGCAAAAGAGCAGAATAATGCAACAGGCACACTCATTCAATCAGCTAACTCGGTTACAGGAACAAGAACGGAAGTTGGTGGAACAATGTTGTATGCTGATGGCGAAGGAACAGCAACTTTAGGAACAGATTTATCCATATTTTTCAGTTGCGATGGCGGATCAAACTGGACTGAAACAGATACATACACAGCCATTACTCCAGTCTATGCTTCTGGAATTAAGCAAGTGCGTCTTGGAAAAGTTACATGCACAGGAGGAACAGATGTCAGATACAAAGCTGTTTTTGCAAATCAATCAGCAGGTTCAAAAGAAACTCAATTACATGGAATAGGAATTAATTACTAATTAAATTTCAACAAGGAACTCACTATGTTTTTAAGAGGAAAACCTAGAATAATTAATGTACTTCAAAAGCCATTTTATGTTATAGAGGTTTATGGTTAAAAATATAATTAAACTTATTATCATTTCTCGTTAATCTTCAAGGAGATTAATAATGCAACTTTCCAAACATTTCCAATTAAAAGAATTTACCAAGAGTCAAATTGCGGCTAGGAATGGAATTAACAACACTCCTCATAGCGGAGATGTTAAGAATTTAGAAAACCTATGCTATGAAATTTTAGAACCTGTACGAGCCAAGTTTGATGAAAAACCAGTTATAATTAATAGTGGTTTCAGATGTTTAGAAGTTAATCGTTTGCTGGGTAGTTCTGACTCCTCTCAACATACCAAAGGCCAAGCTTGTGATTTTGAAATCGCTGGAGTGCCTAATATTAAAGTCGCTTACTGGGTACA